AAGGTACAATTACTTATCAAACATTTTGGACACCAAGTACTACAAACACAGGTGATTGTATTTGGGGATTACAAGGTGTATCAGTTGGTGATGGTGATACTATTGACATTGCTTTTGGAACAGCAGTAAATATTACAGATGCTGGTATTGGAACAGTAGAGGATCAACAAGTTACAGCAGAAAGTTCTGCAGTTACAATTGCAGGATCTCCTGCAGTAGATCAACAAACATACTTTCAATTATTTAGAGATGCAAACGTAGGTGGAGATACTTTTACTGGAGTAGCTAGACTTCTAGGTATCAAAATATTCTTTACTACTGATGCAGCTAACGACGCATAAGGAATTAGAATATGAGAGATTTAAAAAATAAACTTACCACAGGTAAGAATTCAACAAACATACAACCTCGAAAAGGTAAATCATTCGGTTATCAAGTCTTAGGATTTGGAGCGGGTGGAGGTGCCCTTCCCCCTAATGACATAGCATATTTAGTTATTGCTGGAGGCGGTGGCGGTGCTACTAATCTTGGTGGCGGTGGCGGTGCTGGCGGACTGTTATCAGGAACATTTACAGAACTAGATACAGGTGATGATTTAACTATTACAATAGGTGGCGGTGGTGCAGGAGGTAGCACTCCCAGTGGTCGTGCAACTCCAGGAACAAATACTAGTTTAACGGGAACACCAATTACAAACCAAACCGCTGTTGGCGGTGGTGGTGGAGGTGCTGGTGGTGGTCCATCTACTGCAGGTACAGGTCATGATGGTGGTTCTGGTGGTGGTGCTAGATTTAATACATCTGGCGGAAGTGCAACTGTTGGTCAAGGAAATGATGGTGGTTCTGGTGCTAGTTCTGCACCAGATTATGGTTCTGGTGGTGGTGGTGGAAAAGGTGCTGCTGGTGGAAATGCTTCCCCTTCTCCTCAATTCGCTGGTAATGGTGGAAATGGAGAAGCTAATTCAATAACAGGTAGTTCAGTAACTTACGCTGGCGGTGGGGGTGGTAAAAGTAACCCTGATTCTGGTACAGGCGGCTCAGGCGGTGGTGGTAATGGTGGCTCACCTGCTGGTGCTGCTGGCGGTGCTAATCTTGGCGGCGGTGGTGGTGGAGCAATTGGTTCTCCAGGTGGAGGTACTGGTGGTGCTGGAGTAGTTATTTTATCTGTCCCAACTGCAACTTATTCAGGTACAACAACAGGCTCTCCAACAGTTACTACATCAGGAGATAATACAATAATGACATTTACAGGAAATGGGACTTACACAACATAGGAAATTATTATGGCACACTTTGCAAAATTAGATAATAACAACATTGTAACATTAGTAGTTACAGTAAATAATGATATAGCAACAGATGAAGCTGCAGGTATTTCTTTTTTAAAAACTTTATATAAAGAACCTAATTCAGTATGGAAACAAACTTCTTACAATACAGTTGATGGAATTCATAAATTAGGTGGAACACCATTTAGAAAAAATTATGCTGGAANAGGGTATACTTATGACGAAGCTAGAAACGCTTTTATTCCTACAAAACNTTATCCATCTTNNACATTAAATGAAGATACTTGTAGATGGACAGCACCAATTGTCAAACCTGATGATGGAAAAAGATATAATTGGAATGAAGATAATCAATCTTGGGATTTATCTGAATAGATTATTTAATTAAGGTTATGGTTAATTGTGAATAATTTAAAAGATTATATTCTTCTTTTAGATAATTGGATTCCTAAATATATTTTAAATAAAACATTAAAAGAACTACCTAAAAATAAATCTTGGAATCAACATAAATACACAAATTTAAAAACATTTAAAGATGAACAGAAAAATGGTAATAAAGAATTAGATATTTGTTATGGAGAAAATTTAACTTATATACGAAAATTACATGATCTAACTTGGGAAGCATTAAACAAATATATTACGAAAGATAAAATAGGTGGCAATAATTTAAAAGGTTGGTCAGGTTTTAGTAAAATTAGGTTTAATAGATATAATAAAGATCAAATTATGTCTAAACATATAGACCATATTGTAAGTTTATTTCCCGGTAATCCAAAAGGAATACCAGTTTTAAGTATAGTAAGTTTATTAAATGACAATTATCAAGGTGGAGAATTTATAATGTTTGATGATTATGAAATAAAATTAAAAGCTGGAGATGTTTTAATATTTCCATCAGTATTTTTATATCCACATTTAGTTAAACCTGTAACGAAAGGAATTAGATATACTTTTGTGTCTTGGTGTTATTAAATAAAAAAACCTACAAAATAATGATTATAAATAATAAATTATTTTATATACATATTCCCAGAACAGGGGGAAGATTTTTATATGAAATGTTATCAGACCAAGTTAAAGAAAAACCAAACCATGAAAAATATTATAAAGATATAGCTGGTCCACATTTACACTATCCTCTATATAATGAATACTTTAATGTAAAAGATATGCCACATTTTACAATAGTTAGAAATCCATTTGATAGGTTTAAATCAACACTTAAAAATCATCTTTGGGGTTATTCACATACTATTGATTTTATGTTTAAAAACGGATTTTATGATGGAATGAAAGAGTTAAATAACAGTGACGGGGGATATAAAAATAACTGGTTTAAACCTCAACATGAGTTTGTGTCTAAAACTACTCACATATGGAAACTTGAAGATGGGTTGGGAGATAATTTTATAAAATGGTTGTGGGATAAATTTAATGTAAAAGTTAAAAATAATATAAAAATTGGAGATTATGATAAAAATGGATATGATACAGTTGAAGTGCCAAATTCAATAAATAAATATAAACCCTATATAAAAAAATATTATAAAAAAGATTTTGAAAGGTTTGGTTATTAAATGAAAAAAACTATTATAAATAATTTATTTTCAACACCTGTTTATTCAACAGCTATAAATAGAAATTTTACTAAAAAAGAAATAGATTTTGTAAGAGATCAAAAAAACTACTGTAGTAATAACGCTGGAAATACTCATACTATTGACAGCTATATATTAAACAAACCAGAACTTAAAAAAATTAAAAAATTTTTAGACGACTGCTGTAAAGATTATTTAAAAACAATTATATGTCCACAAAATAATATTGAACTTTATATTACACAATCTTGGTTAAATTATACTGAAGAAAATCAACATCATCATATGCACGAACACCCTAACTCAATAGTATCAGGTGTTTTATATTTTGATTCTGATAAAAATAATGATAAAATAAAATTTTTTAGTCCATCGAAATATAAACCAATTTCTATTAAAATAGACGAAACAAAGTTTAATACTTGGAATTCTGATTCTTGGTGGTTTGCTGTAGAAACAGGACAACTATTAATGTTTCCATCATCAACAACACATAAGGTGGATGTTAAAAAAGGTTCAAATACAAGAATTAGTCTTTCATTTAATACTTTTTATAAGGGTACCCTAGGTTCAAATAAAGATTTAACCGAGTTGATACTTCCCTAACATTAGACTATTGCAGTAAAGCACTTTGTGGATTCTGAGAGTTTAATTCTATTGAATTTAACGGTAATCTAATATAACACCAAGTAAACAGGATTTTATATGTTACAAAAACTAGGTTTTTTACCAGGATTCAACAAACAAGTTACATCTACAGGAGCCGAGTCTCAATGGACAGGTGGTACTAATGTACGTTTTAGGTATGGTACGCCAGAAAAAATAGGGGGTTGGAATCAATTAGGCGATAGTAAATTAACCGGTGCAGCTAGAGGGTTACATCATATGGTTAATAGAGATGGTATTAAATACTCTCTTATTGGGACCAATAGAATTTTATACGCATACTCAGGAGAGGTATACTACGACATACATCCTTTAGTTAATCCATCAGGCACAGCTATTACAAGTGCATTTAGCACGGTTAACGGATCACCAACCGTTACTATTACATTTTCAACAACGACTACTTTTCAAGCAGGTGACATTATATTATTTGGTGATGTAAGCACTTTTAGTGCAATCACTAATTCTAATTTTAGTGGAGCAGATTTTGCTGACAAAAAATTTATGGTATCAAGTGTTTCATCTAGTAATTCAATTACTATTACAATGCCTGGTAATGAAAGCGGATCTGGTGCTACTACTTCTGGAGGTATTACTTTTTTTCAATATTACCATGTTGGTCCAGCAGAACAAGTTGGTGTTTTTGGATGGGGTATATCTCAATTTGGTGGAACAGTAACTGCTCCTCAAACAACTACACTTAATGGAGCGTTATCTGCTAACTCAGCAGGGACAGGTGGAACTGGAACTAGTATTATTTTAACATCTGTATTAAATTTTCCAACAACCGGAACTAATTTTATACAAGTAG